CCCAGAACTTGTCCGGGGAGGTTTCTCACTTTTCTCCTACTCTCACGATTTCGACTTGTCCGGTTGCTCTGCTATAGCTGTATTCCATATCGAAGCAACAGAAATCTAGTTCGCCGTATTCAATACCGTCTTCTGAGACTCGACTCTTACAACTGTTGTCGACTACCCACTGTCCGAACTCTTCCAGTGTCATGTTCATCCTTTCAGTAGTTGACTGACTTTGACCAGAACCAGCCTTCTAGAGTGTTTCCGAAGGCAACCCTGAGAGAGCCATCAGGCATCTGTAGAAGGAAATGTCCGTCTGTTTCGTCTTCCACTCCTCCCATGATTACGTTTACTGTCACATAACCATCTCGATCGTTCCACCACATACGGGTATTAGCTAGTGTCACTTGTCTACACCCACCTTTGCGAGTTGTGAAACGTGTCATGCGGGTAATAATGAACTATTACCGTCTTTCCGTTATCGACTAAGTAGTCTCGCACGTTCAACTTCTCAATCAGTTCCAGTCTGTCATAAGCAACCAGAATCCGATCTACCTTGATTGCCCCATTCATTGTTTCACCTTTCAAGTAGGGAGTAGTACACACTGATGTATCACCAGTGTGTACTCCACTCCACTTGCTAGGACTTACTCATCCGCAGTCCGTAGGTGTGACCGTTGATTGTCACCATGTTGTCGGAATACTTGGCTTCGTTCGTCCAGGCATCCTTACCGAGGCCTTCCACAACCGCAGCCTGAAGGACCGAACCCTCGATCCCAGCCTTACGGCAAGCTTCACCGAACTGAACTTCTGGGCTCAGCTCACCATCGACTACCAACCGGTAGCGCTTGCTGTTGGACTTGGGACCGACTGCGTTCGTTGTGACAGTCCGAACCTTGACAGTTCCGACAGGCTTATAAGTGAACACCGGATTACCCCGGGTGTTCCTCATCTCCCATCGGACTTCCGGATCGTCCTCATTCTCAGAGGTGAAGGTCAGAGCTTCCTTGATATCCGCTTCGGTCATCTGGTTCAATCGAACCATTGAGAGGCAGGCATCGAAGGCATCTCGGACCATCTTGAGCTGACCCTGAATCTCCTCGGGAGTAGAGACGCCGTCCGTCTTATTCGAAGCGTTGTTGTTCATCGCTGCGAACATTCCAGACAACCACTCCTTGAGGTTCTTCTGAACTTCAACCAAGCCGTTCAGAAGAGCCAGGATTTCAGCCGGATCCTCTGTACCACCCGCAGCATCCCGGATCGGTGCGAAGTACTCGGTTGTGTCGTACTCAGCAGCAGAACCTTCGAGCGACTTCAACCACTCCCGCTTTCCGGGAAGGTCATCACTCACCTGCGACAGGTACATGGCCGTGTACTTCTCATGCTCCGCAAGCAGAACAGGCAGAAGAAGAGACTTCATGTCCATTGTTATTTCCCCGTTTCTGGGTTGACGCTACCGGGAGTTTCCCGGGACTTGTTAGCCGTTAGGCTCAAGGCAACAGTCAGAGACTGCTCCCCAGAACTGAACCGCTTAGGATTCAAGGTTATCTAGTTCGTCCATGTATTCGTCGAGAGTCAGCTCTGAGGAGTTGAATCTTTCGATCAAATCACGGACAGCGTCGTCGTAGGCATCGGCCTTAGCGTCGTCACTCATTGTTTCCTCGTTTCTGAGTTGGAACCCTCCCGGACTTTCCGGGGCCTCACTGCCTTGCAAGGTCCATTATAGGGATTCGAGCTGAAAGGTCAATAGCCCTGGGAAAGAAATCTAGAGAATTATATCATGCAAGAATGGAGCGTATATCATGCAACCAAGCGCTTGCTTTGTTAAGGGAGGGTAGCATGGTGTAGTAAGCTTGCGCTATTTGGCTTAGTAAGCTGACCTTATTTACTGAATTCACGCATTCCAATATGGAGTGTCAGGCAGGCTTAACTAGCTAACACTGATAAACTAACGGTGTTAGATATTGATCGGAGTTTTCTAACGGCGTTAGGGAGTACAATCCTTTACTGCCAGAAATTTTTCAAATTCCAGAAATTTTCCCTCTCTAGCTTTCCTAGGATCTTTTTCTTCCCAGTTTGACTAGCCCACCCTTAGAAGCCAGACTAGGGGACACACCGGGGCAGCGCTATGCCCTCTCATCCCGCAGTATCCCACCCCCTCCACTCCCCCCTATATAAGAGGACTAGCAGAATGACACGAAACGACACTCACACCCCTTCTGACCAGGACTTTCTCCCCCCAAACCCGCTCACAACCCTACGGACACTGCGCAACTTGAGCCAAGCCGAACTAGCCGTCCAGCTTAAACTTTCCAAGACAACCGTTCAGTTTGCAGAGCAAGGTTGCTTTGCTTACCCTCCCCTTCCTTACCGACCCCTTCTAACTCCGGCCCAAGCACTAGCCTACCAACAATTCAAAACAGCTAAAAGACTCTATTACTTCCACGCTCACCCTGATTCTACTTACACCTGTTCCATCAAGGGCTGTAGGGGGTTAAATTTTGACCCGAGAAATTGGGCTAATTTGGAGAGTTTCGACGAGTTACTAGATTTTCTTGAGGTGACTCCGTTTCAATTCGCTAGTTTAATTTGTGTGACTCCCGCAGAAGTGTTCCGGTTCGCGAAGGAAACGAAGCTTAGAAGGCGGCGGTTACCAAGTAACGTGACAGAAGCGCTGCGTCAAGTTAACTGCCCACCCTCCTTCTACGGGCGACTCTTCATTAGCGGAGAACTAACAGAAACGCAACTAACAGGATTAACCTCGTGACAACTACCTCTACCACTTCCTCGGCTACCCGTCAAGAGTTCGTGGCGTGTTACGAGGCGTACTACTGGAACTTCGGCTTCGCACCAGACTCGCCCGCTAACCTTAACTCCGAATTCAAGACTAAGTTCACTAAGGAAGACTGGGAAGACTGCTTAACTCGCGAAAGTTTAGTTAAGTACTTCGAGGAAAGAGGGGTTCCTAACCCCTACAAGCCAGCTCCAGTTCTCACGCCTAAGCAGCTAGACTTCATTCGGGACTTCACGGACCCGACCAACATTCTGCCTCTCTCTAAGAAGCTTTCGCTAGCGAAAGTGAGTCAGGCTGAGTTCGCTAGCTGGATGAGGGACACTACCTTCGTACAGCTCGTTCGAGGGGAAACAGACAAGAAGTTCAACGACTCTCGAACTTTAGTTCTAAACGCCTTAGCTCAAGAGGCAGCAGTAAGTCGGAACGTCAACGCAATTAAGTTTTACTTCGAGCTAACTGGTGAGTACAGCCCAACCTCTAAGACTCAAGTCACTCACCTAACGGGCGAAGTCAGGGAACTGACTCAGAAGTTACTAGAGGTTCTCCAGCGTCACGTACCACCAGAAACTCTAGAGTTGATCCATGGAGAACTAGAAGAAGTCTTGTTCCCCCAGCTTCCAGAACCAGCCCGCCTCCCAGCCAGAACCAAACCTTCTAGGAAAGTTCTAGACCTGCCCTCAAGCTCTGAAGAAGGTTCTGACTTGCTAGCGGAGTTCGGGTGAGCGACTTAAAAGAGAGCTTCCTCAGCGGAATTAGGGACTCAGCTAAGCGACCGAACGTTTTCGGTTACAAGCCACACGAGCTACAGGAGAAATTCCATGAGTCAGAAGCAACAGGAAGGATTTTCCTCGGTGGTAACCGAGCAGGAAAGACTGTTGCCGGCGCTGTTGAAACCGTGTACCGTTTGCGGGGCAACCATCCCTATCAGCGAGTCCCAGAAGCTCCTATCAGAGCGAGAGGTTCTGCGGTTGATATTGAGCAGGGAATTAAAAAGATCATGCTCCCGGAAATCGCTCGATGGATTCCACCGTCCGACTTAATAAATGGAAGTTGGGAAGATTCATATGACAAGCAAGGAAGAGTTCTTACTCTTCGCAATGGGTCCACGATGGACTTCCTCACCTATGAAATGGACGTGGACAAACATGCCGGTACAAGTCGTCATTGGCAGTGGTTCGACGAGGAACCTCCTCAGTATGTCTTCAACGAAGATTTGCTTCGCCTCGTAGATACGGGTGGTAAGTGGTGTCTAACAATGACGCCTGTTCAGGGAATGACTTGGATCTATTACGGTTACTACAGGCCTGTAGTTGAGGAAGAAGATAACCTCAATGTAGATGTGTTCCAGATCAGTACTGTAGAGAACCCGTACATTTCCCAGGCAATCCTAGAGGAAATGACTAGAGGACTCAGTGAAGCCGAGAGAATGGCACGGCGTCATGGTCAATTCATGGCGGCTACAGGATTGATCTATCCTGAATTCCATGAGACAGTCCACACCGTCCCTCCCTTAAACCTCTCAGAGTTGAAGCATCACACAGTGATCTGTGGAATGGACCACGGACTTAGAAATCCTACAGCTTGGCTATGGGCAATTGTAGATCATGAAGGTCGGGTCACGATTTTCCATGAGTACTATCAAGCTGAGAGAACCATCAAGGAACATTGCGATGTAATTAAGGAGTTCGAGAAGGCTAATGGGATCGAACCGAGCTATAGAGTCGGTGACCCGGCTATTGCCCAGCGCTCTGCTATCACGGGTGGCTCTGTACAAAGTGAGTACGCAGACCACGGTATCTACATCGGAACAGGAAACAACGACGTTAATTACGGACTTAATCGAGTCCGCACCTACATCCAAAACTCAGGGCTCTTCATCGCCAACATTTGCACCAACCTCATCAAGGAGAAGCGAAACTACCGATGGGATACCTGGGCAACTAGGAAGAACGAAGAAACGAAGGAGTCAAAGGACAAGCCGAGAAAAGTAAGGGACCACGCCTTAGACGCTGAAAGGTACCTGATCTGTAGTAGGCCCGAGGAAGAGTTTAAAGGCCCTGCTGGTAACCTGTACCTTCCATTCGCCGCCCCTCCCCAAGTTAGTGATGTGGTCAGGGAAAGTGACTACGAGATGGCAGAAAGTAACGGGTCACATTTCATACTAGGTGAGGATTGGTGATCTAATTGCGGCGCAGTTATTTCATATCTAAAATCCTGGAGAATACAGACTTCACTGACAACCACTGGCTATGGACTGGATACATTTCAGAAGGGTACGGAAAACTATGGGATCCAGCAAGACGAGAAATGAGATATGTTCATATTCTGTCTCATTTATTCTTCATTGGTGACATTCCCGAAGGTTTTCAGGTAGATCACGATTGTAGGATTCGACATTGTTTCAGGCCGGAGTGTTTAGAAGCTGTTACACAAGGAGAGAATATACGTCGTCAATTTGAAGCTAAGTTTGGACACAGAGTAATTGATGGTGTTAAAACGTGTAAGAAGGGCCATCAACTTACAGGTTTCAATGCAATACCAAAGACTCGTGGCAAGTACAAATGGTTTGATTGTCGTAAGTGTCATAATAGAAACGCCCTAGAACGCTATCACGGCAGAATTGAGGAATGGTAAGATGAGTGAGTCACATCGTAGGGACTACACCCTACAGAGCAACGAAGATGAATTCGTCAACATGATGAGCTATCACCCTGCTCGTCCAGAACTAGATCAGCCAGAGCGGTACACCATTCTACGTGGAGCCTTTATGGATCTAGCTCGACTAGTTAACAAGATGTGCCCAGAGGGTAAGGCTAAGGCTGAGTGCTTCACTAAGCTAGAAGAAGGCCTAATGCGAGCCACCCAGGCAATTGCTGTAGGAGAGGGTGAAGTATGAGCACGACTGAGAAAGAACTTTTAAGTACTACAGACGGAATGATTTGGGCTAAGGCTTTTAAAGAAACAGTATGGGGGAAGCCAGATCTAGCTGTCGATGTAGGGTTTCTCGTAGGCTGGTTTGCTAACGCTATTGAGACAGGAAGGGATGCTGGTCGTCGTGAGCACAACTGAACTAGGAAGATTCAAGCTAGTCACTGATCGTAGGGAAATGGCTAGTCCAGCGGAAGATTTCTTCACTGGTAAGGTAGACGAGCCCTACTTCATTGATACCGACAGGGACGTATATGACGGTCGGATCAACATTGGAGCTTCAACTGCTGAGAACATCGCTACACTAATCGGCTACATTCCCAACGACGAGTTTGAATTACTGTGCCTACGTAACAAGGAACTAGAGGAAGAGAATGCTCGTTTTCGTAATCTCATTACTGGTGCTCATAGTGCTGCTGTCGAGCTTGCTACTGCTCTACTTTCAGCACCAGCAGACGAAGTTGACGAGCCTGATTCTAAGGAGTCAGAAGGACGCGCTAGAAAGTCACACCCAGCTAGCAAGGGACGCAATGGATCGGCTGACCTCCCGGACTTTGGCTGATCTAAACCAGGTACAATACTACAACGTTCCTCTCCCCGATCAAACGATTATAACCCCCGGGTATGAAGACGAGGACTCTAACTCCGACCCGGAAGCTGTGCTGTTTGATCTAACGCCCGACTTCATGATTGACGAGATTGCGAGGGAGTACGAGAGTGAGCGTAACGAACACTGAAGCTCCAGGTGGACAAGCTAATCCCACAAGGGAAGCTGTAGGAATTGCCGGCGAAGGCCGGATTTTACCCCCAAATCCTGAACATCTGATTCAGAAATGGAAGACGGAAGTAAACGCTGCTAAGATGGCGAGGGTTCCGTTTGAAAGAGAGTGGTATCAAAACATTGCCTTCATGTTCGGACGGCAATGGCTCATGTGGGATGCAGCTGCTTCTTCTACCCATCTAGGTTCAATGATTGAACCGAAGGTGCCTCCCCACCGTGTTCGCATTACTGTGAACCGTGTTCGGAAGTTGGTGAATAAGCAATATGCGAAGCTCTGCAAGGAGCAAATTAGGGGCTTTATTGCGCCTTCTACAACTGACGATAGCGATATTGCTGCTGCTCGGGCTGGTGAGCGGCTCAATACTTACCTTATTGATTTGACTAAGTTGCAAGAGCGGCTTAATCGAACTGACTGGTGGATGCTGACCTGCGGTACTGGGTTCTCGAAGGATTACTATAACGAGAGCATCAAGATGGCAGGACCAGAAGAAGAAGACCCTATGACAGGTGAAAAGCGTCCATCAACGATGATGGGTGCTCCAGTCGTAGAGACTATTTCTCCGTTCCACATCTTCGTATCTAACATTGATGAGCCAGATATTGATCTACAGGATTGGATCTGTCACGTCGCTGTTAGAACTCGTAGTCAGATTATGGATCAGTATCAGGTAGATCCAGGTGAGGATGCTAAGCTGGCTGGTTCCTCTATTGAGGCCAAGCTACAGGCAGCTCAAGGCTACAAGTCTAATACCTCTAAGAAGGGTATTGAAGTATTTGAGCTGTGGGCTAAGCCTTGCACTGAGTACCCAGAAGGAATGGTGCTAACTTGGTGCAATGACATTGTACTAGGGTATTATCCTGAGTGGCCTTATGCTCATAAGGAATATCCTTTCACTCGTCGTCAATTCCTAGAGACTGGTCGATTCTATGGTGAGTCAATCATTGTAGACCTTCGTCCTTTACAGATGGAGTACAATCGGACTCGTTCTCAGATCATTGAGGACAAGAACCGGATGGCTCGACCTATGATGGCAGTTCAGCAAGGTTCTATTAATGCCAACGCTGTTCAAGGTCGACCTGGTGAAATGATCATGTATAAGCCAGGAACTCCACCGCCTGCTCCTATTCAAATGCCCAACATTCCTAATTATGTTGTAGAACACTTACAGCATCTACAGGAAGAAATGAGTGATCTAGCAGAGCAGCGACAGCTAGAACAGGGTATCCCCTCTGGAGTAACGGCAGCAACTGCTATCTCTTATCTACAGGAGAATCAGGATGAAGTTCTTTCTGAGTGTCTTCGAGATAAGGAGCGAGCTTATCAGAGAATCTGTCGTCATCTTCTAGGTTACGTGGTTCAATTTTGGGATGCTGAGCGGCAGATTAAGGTTGTAGGTCAGGATCAGAACTTCGAGACCTATCTACTGTCTGCTACTAATCTCCGTGGAAACACTGACTGGCATGTAGTTGCTGGATCTGCAACTCCGCAAAGTAGGGCTGCTAAGCAAGCTCTCCTAATGGAGCTAATGAAGATGGGCATTCTCCCAGCTGATAAGGGACTACAGTTCCTTGATATGGGAGACACTGCTAGAGTCTTCGAGGAAATGCAGGTTGATGTTCGGGAAGCTGAGCGTCAGAATCTGCATATGGCTCAGGGAGAACCTCAGGATACTAATGACTGGCAGAACTTGCTAGTTCATATCCAGGTACACGACAACTACAGAAAGCGGGAGGAATATGAGGCTTTAGAGGATCAGCCTAAGATGATCTTCCGTCATCATGTGTTCAAGGATATGTTCTTACTTGCTAAGCAACTAGCTCCTGAATTAGTAGCTAGCATTCCATCTGAGGTAATGACCCCGCAGATTCCACCTCAAATGATGATGATGAACCCAGAGATGGCTGAAATGGCTCAGTATTATGTGCCTGACATGGTGGAGGAAGCTTTACGAGGATTCATTATTAGCCTACAATCAGGAGGAATGGGAGCAGCACCAGCTCCACAGTCGAATACTGCATCTAGTGGAGGTCCACCGCAGTGACAATGACATACGGAACTGATGAAGGGTTTAATGAGCCAGGTACCCCTGGTTTCACTAATCCCTTCCAGTATGAGAACCTTCTTTCTCCACCTTACCGTCGGTTTGCTAAGAATCGTAGGGCTGGTCTAGCTAACGCTACACTTGAGTGGGAGCCAACCCAGAATGATATTCTATTCGCACATCGTAATGTGTACACCTCACGGTTCCAAGCTCCTTCTACTAGGAATCCACGACTTCTAGCGGCTTTCCATCCTGGTGGTGGTCAGTCCTATGAGAGTTCTGATGTACCTATGTCGATTCGTAGGGCTACAGGAGTTATCCTAGATTCAACCGGTAAGGCTATTGCTTCTCCTGGTGACCTTTCACGAGGTCCTCTAGGTGCAATGAGTTCTGCTGCTGGTCTAGTTTCTGTTAACCTAGGAACTGGTAGAAGTAATGATATCTTTGCTCAGTGGCTAACAATGTCTGATGCTGATGTAACTACTGTTACCCAGCATGTAGCTCGTGTTACTGACGCTAATAACTGGATTGGACTTTCACGTCAGGCTGCTACTAACCTACGTGTAACTAGGAACGTCGCTGGTACGCCTGCAACGGAGCGGGATATCACGATTCCAACAACTACACCTGCAACTGGTAACGCTTTCGGGCTTCGACTTTCAGGGACTACAGCTCAGGTTTTCCTCAATGGGGTTAAGCTTGATGACTGGACTTTGAACGCCGCAGCTCAGGCACTTACCGGAACTCTAATGGGAGTTGTACTTCCAGCAGGTACTCATGTCTATTCGCCAATCAGCTATTTTGAAGCATGGTCAACTACACCCGTATTAGGAGTTTAATCTAAATGAGTTTCCTGGAAGAATCAGGTCCAGGGCCAGAGTCCGAAGGACAGCCCGCCGGTGACCCAGAGGTTCAACCTGCCACACCACAAGCACCACAGCTTTCCCCCTACGGACAGAAGTTCCTTGAGGAAGTTCCAGAGGAAGAGCGGGGAATTGTTAGTAAGTATCTTCCCAAGTGGGACGGTGGTTTCACCAAGTACGCTCAGCAAGTTCAAGGCCAGCTTAAGTCGTATGAAGGACTGGGCTCAGCTGATGAACTTCGTGATGCACGCCAGGTTTATGATAAGTTAGTTAACGATCCTGAAAGTGTCGTTAACTGGCTAGCAGATCAAGGCTTCAAGTACAACGCACAGGGTGAAATCGTACCGGATCCTAATGCCCAGCCTCAAGCTAAGACTCCAGATCCTTATCAGGATCGGTGGTCTAAGCTAGACCGAATGGAGCGGGCTGTTGGGTTGATGGCTGAAAACTTTACTAAGCAGCAGCAGGCTGCTGAACAAGCTGCGGCAGATAAGCAGCTTGAGAATTATCTGGGTGAGTTCAAGACAAACTTTGGTAACGTACCGGAGCAGTTTATCCTAGCGTATTTGAACGCAGGGACTGTAGATCCGGCAACAATTGCCAAGGAATGGCAGACAATCACTCAGGGAGCTATTAATCAGCGGGCAGCGGCTAAGCCGCCTAATATTATGGGCGCTAATTCGCAGCCTCCTGTTGCACAAGATCCCGCCAACATGACTGAAGACCAGCGTCGAGCAGCTTTCCTAGCTCGACTTGGAGACTTCGGCAGTTAACCTAAGGAACTAAGATGCCGAACGCCAACATTGCGTCTCTGACGCCAGCTCTTAAGGAGCTGTACGAAGGTAAGATCGTTAAGGCGATCAACGATGAGACCGTACTTACTCAGCGAATTGAATCCTCTTCTAAGGGAGTAGTTCAGAAGGCTGGCGGTAAGTACGTAGACTTCCCGATCCAGGTTGGTCGTAACCAGGGAATCTCCTATCGTCAGGAAAATGAGACGCTAGGTGATCCTGGACGAGCCCGCCTCAAGGAAGTAAACGTAGGACTATTCTACGGTTATGTGCGGTGCCGTATTCAGGGCCAGATCTTCGAGATTGCAGAGACTGACAAGCAGTCGTTCGTCGATGCAGTCGATAACGAGATGCAGGTTTTAGAGGATTCGGTCAAGAAGGACCAGAACCGTATCTTCTACGGTGATGGTACCGGTGCTCTTGCTCAGTGCTCCGTAGCAATGGGTGCTCCTGGCCTTACCTTTACTGTAGATGATGCCCGCTGGCTAGAAATTGACGCAGTTGTTGACGTTACTACTTCTGCTGGTACTGATCTAGCAGTTACTCGTACGATTACCGCTGTAGATTACGATGCCAAGACCGTAACTCTTTCTGGTGCCAACTTCCAGACGACTACTGCACACCGTGTAGTTCGTGCTGGTAACTTCCTCGGCGGTACCCAGCGTGAGCCTACTGGTCTAGCTCGTATTGCTGACAACACTGTCAACCTATTCGGTCTAAATGATCCGATGTGGAAGGCCCGTGTTATCAACAATGGTGGTGCTCCGCTTTCCGAAACGTCGATGATTAAGCTCCTTGACGACATTCGGATCGCTACTGGTAACACTCCTTCCGTTATCTTCACCAGTCTTGGTGTACGGCGTGCTTACTTCAACCTTCTAGTACAGCAGCGTCGATTCACTGGGACAATGGAGTTTAACGGTGGCTTCAAGGCTCTTCCGTTCAGCTACGGCTCTAAGGATATTCCTCTAGTAGAGGATCCCGACGCTCCTGCTGGTCGTATGTACGCTGTTCCTGAGAAGCTCATGCGGGTTTATCACACCAAGGATTGGCACTTCGAGGACAAGACTGGCTCGATGTTCACTCAGGTGAGTAACGTAGATGCTTACGATGTCTTCATGAAGCGTTACTTCGAGCTTGGGATCAAGCAGCGCAACGCTCTAGGTGCGCTTATCGGAGTTGCTGAAAACTAAATGAGACGGCTAGTTCTCGTCTGTTTAGCCTTCAATCTAGCCAACATGGTACTGTGGGCCGTAATGACCCCTATCTCCATGTTCACCCCGCTCAAGGACAGCGTACCTTACTTAGTAGGTGTCTCTGTCTGGGCTCTCTTTTCAGCTTCTTTCGTAGGGGCTGTCTCCTGTTGGTTAGCTGTACAGGAGGAAAAGAGAGACTAAGTTTAAATGTAGGCCTAGCTTACATTGCCCCAGTCTCATTTGGAGAGGGTGAGTCGGAAGGAGCCCACCTCCCTGCTTTCGAGTAGGGTAGGTGGGCTCCTTTCGTTCCTCTCCAACCCCACTAAGGACTTTTACAATGGCTAAGGCATTAACTAATAACGGCGAAGTTGTACAGGTAGATGATGACGTAATGGGGATCGTCTCTGAGATTCGGGATCGGTGGCCCGAACTAACTGTTCAGTATCTAGACCCTGATCGGTTTGCAGAGATAACGGACACTCCCTATCGAATCGTCGAGGTAGACACCGGTTACTGTGTTCTCGGAGTTTGGCAACTTGATCGTCGAGTAATCGACCAATTAAGCCTCCGGGATCTTAGCCGCCGGGAGCTAGATGAGTTATTCAAGAAGGAAGATGAGCAGGTTAAGAAGGACAAGCAAGCTGTAGGGGCCGAGGTGAGGGCCGAAAAAAGAGACGTTTTGGAGCATATTTTCAGGTCTCCAAAGGGGTCCTACAGCTTTAAGAATGATGAGGGAGAAACTGTGACGGTGAAGGATGGCTGATCTTACACTTCTACTCACAACTGTTCGAGAATTTGGCGGTGATCTATCGTCTGCTCAGTTTAGTGATGCACAGCTTACTAGGTACATCAACTTCGGATTGGGCGAGGTATCTAAGCGAACTGGGCAAATTAGAGCCACCACTTCATACGCCGCTCTTGATGGGGTTACCGTAGACGGTGTAGGGGGTGTGTCGGTTCCCGCAGATTTCTTCCAAGAAATTGAAGTTCGCTGGAACGGATATCGGCTAGAGAGAATGAGATACGATGAGTTCTTCCTAAGAGGGGATAATATCGAATTTCAGTCTAGCGCTCCTACCCACTACACAATTACTCCTTTCAATGTTGTCACAGGAGTTAGAAGGATAATCTTCTACCCTTACCAAGCTTTAACTCAAGCGGGTGCTCTACAGCTCTACTACGTCGCTAAGATGCCAGTTCTAGTAGCTGGTGCTGACGTACCGAAGGTTCCAGAAGTTCTTCATGAAGCGATTGTCTTTTATGCTACTCATCTTCTTAAAACGGCGGAGGGTGATTATGAGGGCTCTAAGTATTTCAGAGGTTTGTTTAATCAGGTAATGACTGATTGGGAAACTTACCAGGTTGAGGGCGGGTACAACGAAAACCCCCAGGTAAAGGAATATGGCTACTCCTTACAATATCTCTACGACACGACCCCTTAAAGGTTTACGGTCTAGTGTTTCTCGCCATGCTTTAGAGGATGGTGAGTTTGGCACGCTTGAAAACTTTAACACTAATCGTGGTGGATATCTGGAGAAGCGTAGAGGTATTTGGAGAGCTAATAACGATCACCCTGGTACAGCTGGTGAGAAATTAACTCTTATGGCTATTGTTCGATATATTAATGCGGGTGCTCACCTTCCTTATGCCTTTGCCTACGATAACAATGACCTGTTTAAGACTACAGGTGGAACTGTAATTAGCCCTACTTGGGCCGTAGTACCTGGAGTAACAGGTCAGTTTGAGTGGGGATTTGAATGGGGTTGGGTTGGTGCCCCTTACCATCTTCAAATGTGTCGACGTAATGGTCAAACGATTGCTGTAGTGGCTTCTACTAATGCTGTAAATGCTGGTGGGGGTCCTGCTGGTACTTTTTGCTTACCTTATAGAAATAGAATGTGGGTTCTAAACACAGCTGATCCGGTGGTAGGGCAGGAGAACCGTCTTTATTGGAGTATGGCTGGAGCATTCAATGTTTGGGTGGCTCCTAATGGCGGGTTCGTAGATATTCAGCCTGGAGATGGGCAGATGCTAGTCTCTGCTATTGTTTACAATGATACTCTGTGGATTTTCAAAAATCGCTCTATTTGGACAATGTCTGTAGAGGATGATCCTAATGACGCTCAACTTCGTTTAATTCATGCTTCTATCGGCTGTGTTAGCAGAGGATCACCTCAGTTGGTAGAGGGTTTCTTGTACTTTCATTCCGAAGAAGGTGTCTATAGAACTGATGGAACTACCTTCGAGGAAGTTTCTGAGCCTATCAGGGATAAGTTTGTAACTGCTGATGTAACTGATCGAGAAAATATGATCCAAGGTGAGGCTGTCTACTGGGATAATAAATATATTCTTAATCCTGGTAAGGCATTAACTCCTACCAACCCTACTATCTATGTATTTGATGTAGTATCTGAAACTTGGACTACTTGGCGAGCCCTTCTTGGAAATACCTCAATAAGAGGAATGAAGCCGTATACGGAGGCTAATAAAGATTATCTTTGCATGGGCTCTGGATACAACAATGCAGGAGCGTCCAGTGGATTGTATTATCTCACTAATGCCGAGGATGCTTGGTATAGGGACGACACTGCTGGCTCTACCGGTGGAGCAGATGTAAACAGCTACAGTAGCACAGCTAAGTTAGGGGTGTCCGATCAAGATCAGCCAGGATATTACAAGAGAAATCATTATAATGCCCTTGATGTAGAGGGTTCAGCAGCTGAAAATATCCAGTGCGTAGACTTCGACAGGACTCCAGTAGCTAGTAATACGGTGCGCTTACCTGATACTAAGCGTAGGTTTGTAGCTTTTCCCGGTGCTGGAAAATACAGGGCAAAGGGCATTGATATTACAGCAACTACTCAGACAGGGGAAACTCCTGGTCCTCTTAAGATTTACTCTGCTATTTCAGCAGATGCTGTTCGTGAACCGGCCCATAGATTGAGTGGGAACGCTTCGTAATGCCAGTTAAATTTGATCCACTTCCCCTACCTAAGTTCGATATCTCTCTCCTAAACTATCTGAATCAATCCTTTGAAAGGATTAGGCAGGCTTTCAGAAGTGTAAACGCTGAGTTGAATGTTAGTCCAGATGCTGAACAGGTATTAACTGCACAAGCTCAGGCTGCTGCTAATGCTTGGGGAGATTTAGCTACTATAGGTCCAATTGTCACTGTTAAAACAGGTGCTAGAGCAATAGTCATGTTAAGTGCTCAGCAGCTTCCTGCTGGTGGCGGGGATTGTAGAATGGGCTATGCTGTAACAGGAGCTTCTACTTTAGCTCAAGCAGATGATTATGCTATGATCTCGTTTGCAGCTAACCAAACTGTAAATGCCGTCCTGCTTGACCCCAGGCTTACTCCAGGAGTTAACACATTCACAGCCAAGTATTTGAACACCGGTGGTGGATCTACTTGGCTTCGACGTAGGCTAGCAGTTATCCCTATTAAGTAGGAGAAAATGTTAGAACCAATCAATCCCTCGATTCCTAAGCCTGTTCCTACAGGGACAGCAGCTAGCATTTTCGATCCTCGTAGTAGTGCTGGAATGTTTTCCAGAGGTAAGAATGTCTATGAGGCAGGTGCTACATTAGGTCCACCAGGAGCTGGTAGACCTAGGGAATCAGCAGCAACTTTCACACAAGGTGGAGTTATTACTCCACAGTTAATGCAGGCTATTCAAGGGAGGTTACGTGGCTTTACAGAACGGGCAGCAGATAAATCTGCAGAACGCTGGACTAATTAGTGCAGCGAATCGTAGACTAACTGCCCCATATAGTGAGGATGATCAAGAAGCTGTAGGCCAAGATGCTAATACTCCTGCTATGTTCACAGGGTTTGATCTTGCTCCTAACACAGCTCCACAGCAGCCAGCTCCTTCTCAGGCTCAGTTAAAGCAGTTCTCCTTCAATCCTAAGTATCAGGGTTTAAGTGCAGGCCTAGAGAGAAACGTAGCTGACGCTGGACTACAACGTCAGAATCAGCTCTTCCAGGCTAACGATCTTTACAACACCCAGCTATCTGATGCCCAGCGAGTACAGCAGCAAGCGGTAAATAAGCTACACCAGTCTCTAATGTCTCGTGGCATGGGCTCTAGCTCAGCTATGATTGTCAAGCGTGGTGAGCAAGAAGGTAACTACAATCGATATGTTGATAATCTAGGTCGAATTAGATCGGGTAATATCGCCTCAGCTGAACAGGGATACGGTCAGCAGATTGAGGACGTTAATCGTCAACGTGAAGGTCTTTATTTCCAGCAGGTTCAAGAAGAAGAGCAACTAGCTAGAGAGCGTGCTAGAGAAGCTGCCGAAGCCCAAGCCAGACAAGAACAAATGCGTCTACAGCAAGAGTATCAGCAGCAGATGCAGGCTCAAGCTCAGCAGCAATGGCAATATGCTCAAGATGTAGCAGCCCAACAGGCAGCCGCTCAGCGTCAGTTAATGGCTTCAATGGGTGGCGGCGGTGGATATAACGCTGGTATTCCTGGAGGCGGAGGTGGTGGAGGGCGTCCTAACGATGCTGTCTACGGACTTCCTAATGGGCAGATGGTAAATGCTGGTACCTTCATGCAAGCTGTAGGAGCTTCACCCGATCAGAACTGGCTGAACTATCTATGGGATAAGGAGCTAGGACTCCCTAGCGAAATTCGTCAGGCAGTTCTAAGTCGAATCCATCAGAACCGTGGTTGGGGTGGTGGAAACCTTGCGGCACTTTAAGGAAGTGAGTAAATAATGGCAGCTCTAGATCAAGCACAAGCAATGGCAGATGCTAGGTTCAACCCTCAGCAGGCTGCTATTGATGCTCGAATCAAGCTAATCAACGATACCACTAATGTTCGTAACAACTCCATGAACGTGTTTGGAGAACAGGGACGAGCTAATATCGGTGGAGCCTACGATACTCTACAGGGTCTTCTAGGTGCTAATAAGCAGAATGCGATGGGTGCCCTTACTACCGCTGGTAATCAGGTAGGTCAGGGTTATCGGGATGCTCAGCAAATTGGTACTTCACTACGAGACACCTCTCGTAATACGATGGCTGAACTAGCTCGTAGCATGAATGCTGGTAACTACGCCATGCCAGTTATTGGTGGGCTGGAGTCTGAGGCTAATCAGCTAATTGCCAACAACGCTAACCGAGATGCTACAGTTACCGGTAACCTTCGTAATTGGGCTGCTCAATCTGGAGATATCTACAGCCAGCAAGAAGGTACTGGTCATATGATGAGAGCTGATGCTCTTTCTAGACTAGAGTCTGACCTTCTGCGAGCTATTCAGGAGAACAATCTTAGCGGAGCTGAGCAGACTTCTGACATGAATGACCGTCTAGCTGAGATGCTAGGCGAGCGTGGTGCCTATCTAGCAGAACAGGTGAATCAGCTAAGTGCCCAAGAATTCGAGCAGGCATTTAAGCAAGCCCAGCTGGATCAACAGGCAGCGGAAGCTTCTGACCGTCACTCTGCTACCCAAGCTGAACTTTCCCTACGGGCGCAAGGCATGGCCGACGAGAGAGATGCGAGGGCACAAGCTGGAGAAATGACTGAGAAGGAAAAGCTTGCTATGCAGATGCAGGCTTGGGGAATGGCTCAGGATCAGAGCAATACTGATCGAGACTTTGGTTTACGACAGAGCGAATTCCTACAGGGTAACAAGATTGATCCCATGCAGCTAACCAGTTTCCTTTCTGAAAACATGCAGAGGGATGCTCTTGGTAACATCTCTGGTGGTGTTAATCCTGCTATCCTAGAGCTTCTTTATCAGCAGGGAGTTATGGACCGTCCGCCTAACCAAGGAACCTCTGTAGGTGGAGCTGGTCCTCTTTCTAGTCTCCCCAGTAGTGGTGGATGGAATAGGCAGTCCGCTGCTAAGTCTCTATCTCAGGCTTATGGGCAGAAGTTTGGTGGAGGTGGTAAGGCTTCCTCAATTGGTGGTTACTCTGCACTACCCATCTACCCAACTGTAGGGACTAGCATGAGGTTTGGTTCCTAATGGGAATTCTTGATGATATTCTAGGAATCATTCAGAAGCCTCAGTCAATTGCTACTGGAGCTATCGCTGGTGGAATTAACCAGCTAACTGGTGATAGGGGTAGCAAGGCTGAGCGTGAGCAGCGTGGATATAACAAGATGCTTGATGACCTTGAGGAAAGTGGAGTAGACACTTCTCAATGGTCTGCTTTACGTCGAGCTGATGAAGATACTTCTACTCTGTTTAGCGGAATTGTTAGCGGTGCTAAAGGTAACCTTAGACCAGCCGACTTAGCAGTTGAACTCGCCGGAGGTAACCGAGAGAGCAATGCCCAGGGATTCGGTAATCAAGTAATGTCTACAGCATTGAATATGAGTGCTGATCCATTGTTAGCTGTAGGGCCTATTGCGGGTTCCGGAAAAATGGGTAGTTTAGCTAAGGGGGCTGCCTCTTTTGGTAAGCTTCCAGAAGAGGCTAGCCGTGGTCAGAAAGTTGCTCAGCTTGGTCGTCAAGCTTATCAGGGTGTACTTGGTTCTGGCGGTGATCCGATGCTTGCTCTTGGAGCTACAGTCTTGGGTCGCCAAGCTGAAACAAGATTAGCTCCTGCTATAGCTCGTAGATTTGCTGGCAAGCTTGGTAAGGCAGCTACAGAAGTTCCTGAGGAACTACAAGACATTCCAGAAGGTCAACTTTTTAATCCTGGAAAGTTCACAGTTAGTAAGGCTGATGTATTAGATGAAGGAGCCGCTACTCCTGCCATCCGAGGCCTAGATGAGCAGCCTCTCTCACGTTCCCTTGAGAGTCTCCTTAGTGACGCCTCAGGCGGTCCAGCAGCTTTGCCTCGTGGTAGTACCCCCTCCCCAGCCCTAGCAGGGAGGGGGTCTGAGCCCTTCGTAAATATCCCTTTAAGCCAGAAGAGTGAAAGTTCTTTTGTAGAAGGACTGCAAGGATTACCATTCAACACTTCTAGTGGACAGCGACCTGATGCAATTGCTAGATTGATTGCTCAGTCAGGTAGAAGTCAAGGTAGATTTGTAGGTGGGGATCAGCGTGCTCTTCTAGAAATGCTGCAAAATGATCCTGATACGCTAGGCCGTGTTATTCGACAGTTAAGCGGGTAAAGTGGCCCCTAGAATAGACTTCAATGAGATCCAGAAGCTTATTGATCAAACTCGTCAAGCTGAATTTGTTGACGAGGAAGATGAGCTACTAGGTGGAAATGAAGGTAAACGTCGTGCTAACAGCTCTGCCTTCGGCACTTTATTCGACGTTTTATCTCGCCCATCTAGAGCTTCTGCTGGGTTGGCAGAGGCTATTACTGATGATGACCCCACTAGCTCCGCTATGGGCGGCTTCGTTAGCGGACTAAGAGGGAAGTCAGATGCTACCTACTCTGATGTTCTTGGTAACTTGGGAGTAAAGAACCCAGTTGTCAAGGCTGTAGGTGGTTTCGCTGGTGACGTAGCTCTGGATCCATTGACTTATGTAGGAATCAAGAATGTAAAAGGCATCTCAGGAGCTGAGGGCCGACTTCGTGCTGTTCGTGATCTTACGGAAGCTGGACAGGAAGTGACGGTCGAATCAGTTGAGCGAACTGGAAAAACACTTCAAGCTCTCGATCCCTCTCGTACTTACCTTACGTTCGGCGGAAGAAAAGTTTCACCAGAATTTGAAGGTCCAGCTAATGTTGGACGTGGTATTAAGGAAGCCATCGTTGGACCTGAGGACGCTCGACGACTTCTCGCTAGAGTATCAAGTCGTAGGAGTGAGCTTCCCTTTGGACTAGCTGATGAGGAACGGGTACTAGAGTCTGCTAACGCTGGAATCTACGATCGCCATCAGAATGCTATCAAGGGGTTCTTTGGTAGGCTAACACGTGATGAGCAGGAAGACATTTCCCGAGCCATTGAGTCTGGTAAGGACCTGTCGGATGTACCTGTTTATGGTAAGGCTAGGACAGGTGAGTTTACTAACCTAGGCGCTTATCAGAAAGTAGCTCAGAAGGAGCTTAAGCGTTTCTTTGATGAGGAAGCTGAACTAGGACTTTACAAACCTGACCAGTTTAATTCTCAGTACGTTTACAAATATTACAAGAAGGGTATTAAGCCCGGTAAGCCTGGACTACCGGCTGCTGCTAGAGGTGGAGCATTCAGTACTGATGGCTCTAGCGCTGAACTTAGAAATCTTCTCAAGACAGAAGACCCCGCTACAGTTCTTACCTTAGCTGCTAAGAGAGCTAAGGAATACTCTCTAGATGAAGCTCGTCGAGCTGGTTACGACCCAGCTATGGAAGTCGGTGAGATGCTTGGCCTTAGAGCTGCTAAGCATTATCGCACTATGGGTCGTCAAGGGCTAGTTAAGAACGCTGTAGAGAAGTTCGGTGTAGACGCTACTGATGCTAACCGTGCCTTCCTAATTAAGAACGACTGGGCTCCAGCTAAGGAGTATCTAGCTGCTCCTGTAGCTCAAGCTAATGAGGCTGTAGGTGGTAAATGGATTCCAGAACCTATTGCTCGTGCTCTCAACTCCACAGAGACAGTTCTCAAGGACGGTCAGACTGGGGCACAATTCGTACGCTGGTACGACAAAATTATCGGGATGTGGAAGTCTGCAAACACTGCCTACAACCCAGGCTACCACGTCCGTAACTCCATGTCTGATGGCATCGTCAACTTTATGGACGGTGTTACTAACCCTTCACTTTATGGCCGAGCCGGTACCGTTCTTCGGAAGGCTAAGGGAATTAAGGACGAGGAAGTTCTAGGAATTGTAGAGCCTTTAGATTCTATTAAGAGAATCAAGGTTGGTAAGAACCAACTGACTCCTGATGAGATGTGGAATCTCTATCTTAAGGGTGGCTCTAAGACCGGCTTCATCACTAACGATATTGTAGCTAGCCTCGATCCTTTGACTAGAGGGGCTGTAGGCAAAGCTGTAGATCGGTCGAAAACCCTCGCTGGTAGAGGTGCTCATAAGCTTAACCAGGGCATCTCGGATATGTCTGAAACTAGAGAAGACTTTTTCCGTCTAGCTCACCATATCAAGGGCATGGAAGATGATCTAAAGCATCTTAAAGGTCCAGCTACAATGGAGCAGTTGGAGCAAGCTTCACTTAAGGCTGGTGAGAGAGTACGTAAGTATAACATTGACTACGGTCAGCTTTCATCTGTAGAGCGTAATGTGATGCGTCGTATCATCCCCTTCTATGGGTGGATGCGACGTAACCTGCCCCTACAGGTTGAAATGCTTTTCACTAAGCCTGGCTACATGGCTATGTATCCTAAGGGTCAGGATTTATTTCAAGGGTTACTCGGCACTGAAAACGGTGAGGGTGACTACATGGTTAATAAGTGGGTTCGTGATCTAGCTCCTGTTCGACTTGCTGTAGCTGATAATGACAAGAATACAGCTGTAGGTAAGTTAATTAAGAAGCTAGCTGGTGCTGGTCAAGGTGAACCTGTATTTGCCAACATTGCCTCTAACCAAACTCCAATTGGTGACCTAGATACTCTAACTTCTCCAATAGCTAGGGGTGTAGAGACTGGTAGTCCAATGGCTGGAACGAAGGAGCTGTTCAATAACCTCATTAATATGGTTACTCCGGCTGCCAAGATTCCTGCTGAGCTGGGTACTGGTCGCTCTACCTTTACTGGTCAGCCAATTGACGATTGGGGTAAATGGGGATTGAGTCAGCTAGGTCCTACACGAGCTGGTTCTAGGTTTGCAGAAGGTGACGTAAGGTTCGGAACTTCCTGGCTAGGTGGTTTGAACTTGCAACCTGTCACTGCTGATCGTCAGCAAGGTGAGTATAGGCGTAGAGAAGATGTAGTTGATGCTCAGATTAGGGCTGAAAGAGCTAGAGTCCTACAGGAGAATGGGATCAAGCCGGAAGAAGCTCCTGATCGTTTGACTCAAAGGATTAGAACAGAGAAGATTGCACGCCTTCAAAAGTACAAGGACAACAACAGAAAGATCCTAGGAGTTCTGACTGATGAAGGTATGGGCTGAGTGGACTTGGTCTCAGCGAGTTAGTTTCGTCCTTCTGTTAGCAGGATCAATAGCCAACATTAGGGCTGCTATGTTGAGGCTGATAGACAGAGATTGGAGAATGCTTTATCTGTATAGGGCTGTTACTTTGGGACTGTTTAGTGTCTACGCCGTACTCCTTGTAATGGGTGTACTAGGGCCTTTGCAGTACAGTCAAGTTACTCAGTGGTTCTTTCCACTCATGTTCTTTGGAGTATTGTGGGCCCCCATGCTACACATTTGGGAAGAGAAAGCCATAAGGAGGATTGGGCATAGTGGCATGGGAGACAGTAACAGCAGCTCTAGCGGCAGGTCTAGGAGCAGGGGGGTTAGGTGGATTAGCAGGGACATTCACCACCCGTCGGAAAGTAGTCAGTGAATCTCGTTTAACTGATGGTCAATTAAGTGAGAAAGTGAACAACATGCTCGCCAAGGAGTTAGAGCGGGTTGTTGGCAAGTATGAAAAACTTGAGACTCATTATGAGGAATGTAAGGAAACGTGTCGACAGTCAAACGACAGGATAGACGATTTAACTAGAGATCATGCTAGTTGCAATCAAAGGCTTCTTAGCTTGCAGGCTAGATTGCATCAGTTAGAACACCCAGAGAACTAAAAAGCCCCCTAGCTCCGAGTTGGAGTCTAGGGGGCTTTTTGTTTTCCTTAGATCCTGCCTCTGAGAATGATGGCCAGCAAGGCTACAATCCCCAAAACAATCAGTACAATGAGAAGAAGATCCACTTAGATCACTCCTGTATCCTTGAGGGTCTGGATGAAGCCCTGTCGCTGAGCTACAGCATCAGCCAGGGCATTATGGGGGGTCATGTTGGTACCCTCCCAACTCTCTGGGATCGTTAGCGTACCCTTGGAACGAGAACCTACAACTAGTTCTGGCTTCTTAAGCAGGCCAGCGATAAAGCTGATCTGATCTAGGGCTTTATAGCTGAAGGGATTAGGAATATTGTTTAGCTTGAGGTAATGGTCTACCCAGTTGAAATCGAATGTAGCGGGCCAAGCCAGGAAGATAGGAGTAGCTTCTCCACTGACTTCTTTTACCCAATCAGCGAAGCTCTGCATTCCTTCATTAACGTGCTGCTGATCTGTCTGAGTATCACGCCAACGCTCAGGCCACTTAGCCCAAAACTCACTCATGGTATCAGCTTCTGAGCGGCCATAAGCTGGCTTCAAGTTGATGTAGAAAGTCTCCATCTTATCTAGATCTTCTAGCCAGAGGGTACAAGCACCGAGGGAAACCATATCTCCCCAAGAGGGCTTGCTTCCTGTAGACTCCATGTCGACAGAGATGTAGACGTACTTAGGTGTAGCTGTTTCTGGTATGATTAGTGGTGCTGCACTAGGTGCTAGATTAGTCATTAGAACTTCCTCTGTGATTTAGTGTATCCGAGTTTAGCGGCGTAGAAGGCGTGAGCTGATGCATCCTGCATATGAGTGCCCTTCTTACCAGGATGGTATGGAAGGTTAGCTGCCTTGTATCCCATTGGCTTATCAGAAGGCTGTAGAACTACAAACCTACACCCTAGTTGATGACTCCTGTAGGCTATTGCGCCCTTCTGTTCAGGTACTGGCATCTCAGTCCATCTACCATCAGTTAGGTTAGGTCGAGCTATGAAATCCTCACATACTACAACCTGTAGGCCCTTTGTGCCCCAGGAATCAAGCCAGGTGTAGAAACTATTACTCTTGACTTCCCCTACATCTTGAATGACTATTTTCTTAGTCTCAGGATCCTTATCTAAAATGCAGTAGCCTGTAGTCCCTCCTGGATCAATTCCTATGAACCTCACGAAGTGGAGTGAGGGTTAGTCATGCTACTAGTAATGGAAGTAACAGGAGTAGCAGTGTTGTCATTCTTGTTGATTGCTACGTTAGCAATTGCAAATACTTCAAAGGCTGTACCAATTACAGCTAGCAAGCCATAGTATTCTATATCAGAAATGCTACCATCAGCACCAGCAGTAACACCCCATGTAGCGATACCGCCAAAGAGGGCTACAATAAACTTAGCAAACTTAGCCATTTACTTCTCCACCTTTGCTGCTTCGGCCCCGCAACCTGCGTAACCTGCAATGTCTACGTAATTGTCCCACTTAGGAGCAAACTGATTCCTAGCTACCTTCATTAGAATCATCATATCTGCAACGTTGTGTGGCTCTAGCATTACCCTACCGTCGTTGTCTACTTGAGTCATAGTACGAAGGTAAGTAGTCCAGTAGTTGGCAATGTCTCGGAAGTTGTCCTCTGGATCCCCATAGGATTCGTGACGATCACCTTGAATGATGTCAAGCGCTTCGTTTAAAACTTGGGCTCGAATTGAAGTTCCGTTCGGTGTATGCTTTGAGTGAAGACTTGGATCGAATTCTAACACGTTGTCTGAGTTCCTTTCGTTCATCTGGGGTTGTTCCACCAAATACTCCTAAGGGTTCTTCTATGAAGAATTCTAGACAGTCCCAACGATAGTCACAGCCTTGGCAAATAGTCTTAGCTACTAAATAAAGTGAGTAGTTGTTTACTCCACGCTTAACGTTCGGAAAGAAGATGCTAGCTTGGTTTCTTGCACCCTTGTAACATAGAGAGTCTTCCTTCCAATCCGGCTCACGCACCTTAACCCCCTATGTTACCTTAAGCATGACCTTAGCTCCAATAGAGTCAGGAGCATAAGAACTCCATGAAGCAGGTAAAGCTCCAGAGATACCTGATTGTTGAATAGAAGACAGGTTGGCGTGATCGCCAGCAAGCTGTCCAATAAAGGGATCACTGTATTTAGCCTTAACCTCAACCCCAGCAGCTCCCTGTATTGTAGCTGTTAGCCAGTAACGGCCTATTGTTAGAGGTTGGGAGATAGTTATCTCTTTGAAACCTGTAGAGGTTGAGGCTACAGTACCAGCATCTAATACTAGGGTGCCTGGCATTCCATAATCGTCTTGCCGAATGCCTAGGCGAACAACAGAAGCAGGTTGTGCTATAGTTACATGAATGCCAATTCGAGAGAATGTTTTAGCTTCTTCTAACTCAAATCTAACTCCATACTCCCTGTCTTGAACGAGAGTACCGGTGGCATCTGTTCCAGTTAATCCAGTCGGACCGTAGTAGATACCGGTCCTAAGAGAGTTTCCCTTAAATCTAGGGCCTACAGAACCTATAACGTTTAGTCCCATTTCAGGCTCCAGCAATTTCAACAGGTGTAGCAGCAGTGTCAGAGATTAGGCTAAGAATTCCTAGTGGTGGGTACTGAATAGTAAGAGTACCATATGGGCCAATGTGTCGAACGTCGTCCCTAGTACCAGCTAGTGTAGCAGTTACACCGTTCCATCCTACACCTACTAGAGCAGAAGGTGAAAGGTTGGTAATTACTAGATTCTGATATCCGTACTGAGCATTACCAAAGGCATCCTTAGCATCAAAGTTAGCTGCTGCTACTCCTACGCTAGTCGTGCGAGAAATCAACTTGGCTGTCGGAGCCATTTATTTTTACCCCATCTCTTTCATGTCTACATCGAAAGGAAGCTCAAACTGACGTTCAGCCGGGCTTGCCATGATTTTACAGATTGTGGGCTTAACTTCCTCTAACCTGTCTCGTGGTACGTACAACATGACACTATCATGAACCGTACAACACAGTCTCCAAGGAGCACCTGACTCCTGCTGAGAAGCTAATTCATTGATAGCTTCCATTAGAACCTGACCAGCACTACCTTGAACTACAGCATTGAAGGCTGTGTAATGCTTAACCTGGTTTCTATCGTTTCGTGTTCTAATCCGTCTACGTCTTCCATTGTACATCTTAACGTAGCCCAGTTTCTGATGAACCCGAGCAGCAGCTAGGTTAGCCTTCTTGAAACCTGGGTAAGCTCTATGGAACTGTTCAGTCCATATCTCACAACTCTCCAGTGTAGTGCGCATCTTGGCGTCACGCCAGAGAGTAGTACGTAAACGCTTGGGACCTCCTTGGTAAATCCACAGGAAGTTCCCAGTCTTACCTACTTGCCTCCCCTCCTTGAACCCTAAGTGCTTAATCGCACCAATCATTTCTCCAGTCAGAGCGTGAACATCTCCGCCTTCACTGTAGACGTCGAACAAAGTTGAGTCGCCAAACTTCCTAGCGAAGTAGGCACCTATTCTTAGCTCAATCTGGCTATAGTCAAATTCAACAAGAGCCTCATGTTCCGTTCCAATAAAGGCTCGCTTAACTCTTGCAGAGTCTCTAGGAATTTGTTGTAGATTTGGTTCAGCACAGCTGAGTCGACCTGTTTTAGTTCCGTGCTGTTTAAGTCCGGGGTGAAGGTAATCTCGATCCCCCATTTTTGTAGCGAAGCCGTTATACCAAGTTGATAAGGCTTTGGAGAGCCTTCTGTATTCAAGGATTGGCTCCAGTTTATCAGCTAATTCTAAGTTATCTTCGATGTAGGCGTTGATCGCAGCTGAGTCGACAGACGGCTGGGGTTGTGCTTGGGTCCCGTCCTTGCGTTTAGGTGGGTTGGTAAAAGTCCTTGCCTTCAGCCCTAGGTCGTGATACAAATACTTACGTACCTGCTTCTGGCTCCCCGGTTTCAGGATACCAACCGCTGCTAGCTGGGATTCTAACTCGCTGAGTCTGATACCAGCTTCACGACTGAGGTCGGACAACAGCGGGCGGTCAATCCTGATCCCGGAGCGGATCATTAGCTGTAGGGATCTCACGTAGTCCATGACGACAGGCCACAGCTCGATCAGCCCCTGGTCACGTAGCTGTCCCAGATACTTCTGAAAGAGCTTCCATGTAATACGCAGGTCTTGTTCAGCGTAGTTACCCATGATAACAGGTGGAATCTTCTCCCACCCTTGAAACCCTTTTTCAAAAGGTTTCATATCCATCTTGCGATCGTTGAACAGATGTAGGCCTAGCTTATCCAAGCTGTAGTCTAGGAAGTTCTCATCACAGAGATGGACCATTATCTGAGTATCCCAAATTGGACCCTTGAAATCTAGTCCGTTTTCTCTGAGGATTTCAAGGTCGAACTTGAGGTTGTGTCCGATCCACTCCGTCTTGGATAACGGCCCATGCAAAAATCTAAATATTCCTGGTGTCGTATAGTACGTCTCAAGTTCCAGGCCTTTAGGTATGCCAATAGCGACACCTAGCAACTCCTTATTATAGTATTGCTCTGTCTTGTGAGTTTCAGTATCTATCACTACAAAGGTGGACCCAGCAATTTGCTGAGCTAGTTCTTGTGCTTGGTCCTCAGACGTTATCAGCACTAGCCGAAGTTCTCCAATCCGTCATCATTAGGGGGCGGAGTTACTCCAATTAAGGATGAATTTTGGGGATTTCTGGAGGTATCTACAGCTGTAGTAGAACCCCGCTCTATCCATCCATTGGTGTACGTAAGTCCAATCTTATTCTTTCCAGTAGAGAATCTACCCTTGAGATTAGTAAAATCGTCCCTTGTGTAAGAGAATACAGAGCTTGCTCGATGAGCAACAACTCCGGCTCATAGGAGTCATCTACCTCAATCTCCCTGACTTGCTTCTTATTAGTCTGTTGACCCTTACGAATATGATGAAGAACCAGTACCCAGATACCATACTTCTGAATAATGTTCATCAGCCAGTCTACAAACTCAGTCATTGGTTTCTCTTCACTCAAAGCTCCCCTTACTGAGGACTTAAGAGTGTCAATGACTAACCCTGTATACTTACCCTCTTCAATCGCCGCTTCGTAAGCCTCTTGTCCTATCTTAGTATTCAGAGGGATTGTGTAACCTGTAGCATTAATGTGCAGGTTCTCATTAATTTGATCCAGTAGGAGCGGCGTTCCAGAGTCCTCTAGCTTTGAAGTCATGGGTACTGTGAAAGTGTTTACTTGGCTACGGTCCATCTCATGGCTCGCATAAAGGATTTTCTCGTTA